GCAGCAGCGATCGCAGGCGATCCAAGCTAGAACCTCTATGAAGATGGTGCGCTTTCCCGTGTTCGTGCGCTGGTGGTCGGAGATGCAGGACCAGATCCTGAAGTTTCCGCACGGCTCAAACGACGACGTGGTAGATACACTAAGCCTGATTGGGCTAGGACTGTCGAAGATGCACGGTCGAACCCGCGGTCGGAAGATCGAGCCGGAGATCAAGTCCGGCACCTTCCGCGAGCTGTTCGAGAACACGCGCCGGCGTGAGGGTCGCGATCTTCGGGCGAGGGGCCTGCAAGGATGGTAGACGCCTTTCAAGACGACATGATGCGGGTGTTTGCCGGCTTCGGCGACGAGGTCTCCAGCGAACCGGACATCAACCCGACCACCGGCCTGCCCAATACCATGCCGCGGGCGAACCCGGATCCGCCCGATCGGCGCCGCAACCTGGTCAAGGACTGGACCTCCAAGGTCAAGAAGGCCAAGCGGTACTGGAAGCCCAGCTTCGACCGGATGCGCGAAGACCAGGAGTTCTGCTTCGGCAAGCAGTGGAGCAAGGACAGCAAGGACAAGCGTTACGTCGCCAACCTGACCCTGCGCCTGGTCGCGCAGAAGACGGCGTTCCTGTACGCCAAAAACCCGAAAGCGGTGGCGAAGAAACGCCCGCGGCTCAATGCCACCAGCTGGGACGAGAGCCAGACCACGCTCACCCAGCTGATGCAGTCGGCGGCGATGATGATGCAGCAGGCCCAGGCCGCCGGCGCGATGGGCCAAGGCCCGGCCGCGCCCGGTGGCATGGCCGGGATGCCGCCCGACTTGATGGGCCAGGTCGCCGGCGCCGCCGGCAGCACCGTCCAGGGCATGATGCCGATGGCCACCGGCCAGCCGCCCGACATCGGCATGCTGATGGCCGGCGGCATGCCGCCGAACCCGGCGACCATGCCGTCGCCGTCCCTGAACAGCATATCCGGCCAGATGGGCGCCGCGACCGCGAACCGGACCCCCGGCTCGATGCAGCAGCCGCAGGGATTAGGCGACCAGCTCGGCCAGGCCGCGGCCGGCGCCGCCGCCAACGCCCTGGCGCCGCCGGCCTCGCCGATGATCGCCCAAGCGGTCGGCAGCGGCATGGACATCATGATGGATGCGGCGCGGGTGAAGTCCGAGAACCAGATGATGGACAAGCTCGCCCGCACCTTGGAGCTGCTGTACGCCTACGAGGTCGACAACCAGCCGCATCCGTTCAAGAGCATGCTCAAGATGAGCGTGCGCCGCGCCGTCACCAACGGCGTCGCCTACATCAAGCTCGGCTTCGAGCGCGTCATGCAAGCCCGGCCCGACCTGGAAAAGGGTATCGCCGACGCCAACGAGCGGCTCTCGACCCTGCAAAGGTTGGCGGCCGACGCCACCGACAGCATCACCGACGACAGCGACAAGGAAGCCGAGCAGATCAAGCTGCTGCTGGCGGACCTGATGAAGGCGCGAGGCTCGGTCGTCCGGGAAGGCCTGACCTTTGATTTCCCGCTGTCGACCAGGGTGATCCCCGATATCAAGTGCATCGACCTGAAGAACTGGGTCGCGGCCGATTGGGTCTGCGAGGAGTACCTGCTCTCTACCAGCGAGATCGAAGAGATTTATGGAGTGGATGTACGCGGTCATTGCACCGAGTACGGCTCCGACAGCGACACCGATCCGTCCAAGACGATGACCGACTGGTCGAGCAGCAAGGACAAGGACAACCAGCGCGACGACCCGAACGCGCTGGTCTGGGAGATCTACTCGCGCAAAGACGGCTTGGTCTATGTGGTCTGCGACGGCTATCGCGAGTTCCTGAAAGAGCCGGCCTCGCCGGAGATCTACAACGAGCGGTTCTATCCCTGGTACGGCTTGATCTTCAACGGCGTCGAGGACGAGAACGAGCTGTATCCGCCCTCGGATGTCCGGCTGATGCGCGACATGCAGCTGGAATACAACCGTTGCCGCGAAGGCTTGAAAGAGCAGCGCATCGCCGGGCGCCCATTCATCGGCGTGGTTGCGGGCGCATTGGATGAAGAGGACTTGGACAAGATCACCAACCGCGAGGCCAACGCGGTGATCGAGATGAACGCGCTGCAGCCGAACCAGGATATCAAGCAGCTGCTGCAGCCTTACGCCGGCCCCGGCGTGGATCCTAATCTCTACGAAGTGAATCCGGTCTACGAGGACATTCTGCGGACCACCGGCATTCAGGAAGCCAACCTGGGCGGTACCAGTAACACCACCGCGACCCAGGCGCAGATCGCCGAGGGCAGCCGCATGACCAGCATGGGTTCAAACATAGACGACTTGAACGACATCTTGACCCAATTGGCCCGGAACGGCGGCCAGATCCTCATGCGCGAAATGAGCCAGGAGCGAGTGAAGAAGATTGTCGGCCAGGGCGCGGTCTGGCCGGCCGAGCCGGTCGCCCAGGACATCGCCAACGAGATCTTGCTGGAGATCGAGGCCGGCAGCATGGGCCGGCCCAATCAAGCGCAAGAGATCTCCAACGCCCAGCGGCTGATGCCGCTGCTGATCCAGCTGCCCGGCATCGACCCGGAGTTCCTAGCCAAAGAAACCCTGCGCCGCTTGGACGACCGGCTGGATCTTACTGAAGCCTTCAAGTCCGCGCTGCCGAGCATCGTCGCGATGAACGGCGCCGCCTCCGGCACCGGCGGCGCTCCGACCGCGGCTGGGGCCGGCGCCGGCCCCGGCGCGGCGATGGGACCACAGGGAGCCGTCAACGCGCCTGGCGGTGGAGACACAGGGCCGCCGCCGAGCGCGCCGGACGCGCAGCAAACTCTGACCGGCGCGCCGCCGGGCGGGCCGCACCCGGCACCGGGCGGGCCGCCGGGCATGCCGTGACAAAGAGTTTGAATTGACGTAAGGATCGGTATCAAGGGGATTTCAATATGGCCGATGACGACAAGACTCTACCCACCGCGGTAGAGCAGTCGATCGAGCAGGTACCTTCGCCAGGTACGGACGCCGGCGACGCTGGCGGCAGCCTTCTAGACGCCCTCCAGACTGCAGTGCCTGAGCTGCGGCAGGACGACGACTATTCGGACGCCGATAGCGGCAGGGGGGCTTCGCCATCCCAAGTCGCAAGGACCGCTCGCGATCGCGAACCGGAGTTATCGGAAGAGCCGACACCTGAAGAAATAGCCAAGCTTTCCAAGGCCGCGCAACGGCGGATCAAGAAGCTCAACTCGCAACGGCAGAAGCTGTCGGGCGAGGTGCAGCGTCTGAAGTCGCTTGAGCCGGCCGCCGCTATGGCGGCCAAGGTCGAGAACTACCTGCGCCAGCACGACATCGGCCAGGATGATTTCCTCTTTGGCTTGGAGCTGATGGCGGCAATGCGCCGTGGCGACTTCGTCAAGTTCTACGAGGGCGTCAAGCCCTACATGAAGTTGTGCGAGGAGTACCTCGGCATCTCGCTGCCGCCGGACTTGCAGCAATCGGTGCAGCAAGGCCACATGACGACGCAGGCCGCGGCCATGTTCTCTCGCGAGCGCATGGACAAGGCGATGGCGCAGACCAACGCGGTCAAGCAACAGGCCGCGCTGCAACAGCACCAGCAAGTGTCGCAGAACGAGCAGCAGCTGCTGCAGCGGCGCATCTTGGCAGATCAGGTAGCGGCAGCCGTCAACGGCTGGGAAGTGCAGATCATACGATCGGATCCACGTTACGCGGCGAAGAAACCCGCTGTTCAGAGTACGATGATGGCTATCGTGCAGGAACATGGTCCGCCCCGCTCGACCGACCACGGCATCCAGATCGCCCAAGAGGCGTATCGCCGAGTCAACGAGCAGTACAAGACCTGGACCCAGAACCAACGACAGCCGACATCGCGCGTCCCGAGCAGCACCGGAAGAACCGCTGGTGTGGCACCCGAAGCGAAATCGCTGCTGGAAGCAGTCAAGTTTGCTCGCGAAGGAGCGCCGCGCCTCTGATCATAGAGGTGCTTAAATGCCTACCTATACCGCACCATTATTGGCGCACATCACTACCGCTGCGCTCGATTGGTGGCTCAACAAAGGGACTGCGTTCCAAGAGGCGATCGCCGAGAAGCCGCTGCTGGCGGCGATGGAGTCGAAGAAAAAGACTTTCCCCGGCGGCAAGGGGAATATCATCATCTCGGTCAAGGGTGACTTCGGTAACACCGCGGCACCGGGAACCGACGACCAGTTGAAGGGCTATCAGCTCGACGACGCGGTAACCTATTATACCCCGGCCAACCTGACCCAGGCGGTGTTTCCGTGGAAGGAACATCACATCGGCATCATGCTGACGCACTCGGAGCTGAAGACCGATGGCATCAGCGTCACCGATTCCGGCAACATGGACGACACGTCCGAGCATTCCGGCCGTGACGACACCGTGCTGGTCGGCCTGTTGGCGGACGCGCTGCAAGACGTTTCCGAGCAGTACGCCCGCTGCATGAACAACCTGCTGTGGACGAACGGCGCTGCCGATCCCAAGGCGCTGGCCGGCATGGCGGCACTGGTCACCGACGACCCGACGACGGGTATCGTCGCCGGCATCAACCGGGCGCAGAAGCCGTGGTGGAGA